TACATTCATCTAGTTTTTCTTTTAGTTCTTTGATAGCTTCTATTAACAAACCATGAAGCTGATCATACTGCACTGTTTTATACTCAACACCCTCTTCTCCACTGTGAAATACTAGTGATTTATTTTCTACAGCAGATGGTAATACTTTCTCAACTTCCTGTGCAATCACACCTGCAGACTTCTTACCATTTTTGTTGTAGCTAAATGTATAACCATTTAGTTCAGATACTTTATCTAAAGCACTGTCAATCTTTTCGATGTCATGTTTTAATCTTTTGTCTGATATAGTTGTTGAAAATGCAACTATATCAGCATCACAATGGAGGTCACCGTCAGTCTCCAGACGCAAATGCTCATCTCCATCGGTATAGAATTGAAGACGATTCAAATTACCTGCTGCAAAATAAGCAGTTGAATTACCCATTTGAACGCCTGTACTACCTGAAAAACGCTGATCGGATGATAAGTTTAATGTTATTGTTTCATTACTACTTTGGTTTGTTGTAAAGATGCCGCTACCAGAAAGTCCAGTTCCCCCAGATATAGTAATTGAAGCATTATTAGCATTAGTAACAGTCTCAGTGGCTGTAGCTACAGCAGTAACATGTCCAAAACTATCAACTGTTATATCTTGGATGTATGTTCTTCCTGAATTATTCATACCAGAAGTGTTAGGGTTTGTAGCAGCGTGTGCTACTGTAAAAGAAGTACCCTCACCTGCAGAACCTGTAACACTGATACCATTACCTGCTGCTACAGAAGCAGCATAGTTACCTGTTGTGTTAGTGCCTAGTGCTACAGAATCATTAGCAATAGTTGCATTAATTGATATATCAGCACTACCATTAAAGTTGGCCGATCCTGATAAGTCTCCTCCTAATGCTATACTACGAGTATTTGCTAGAGAAGTGGCTGTAGCTGCATTGCCTGTTGTATCTTGATTACCTGCAGTGTTTACACCTGGAAGATTTATACTTGCTGAACCATCAAAAGATACACCACCTATATTTCTAGCAGTTGCTAATTTTGTAGCTGTACCTGCATTACCTGAGAGGTCACCATTAACATCTCCTGTAAGAGGGCCATTAAGACTAGTGCCTGTAATTGTTGTACCTGTAATAGCAGCAGCAGCATTACCCCCTATTATAGCACCATCAATAGTTCCACCATTTATATCAGCAGTATCAGCTACAAGAGCATCTATATTAGCTGTGCCATCTATGTAGAGGTCACGCCACTGTTTTGAGTTACTACCCAAATCTTGAGTTGAGCCATCTGGTATCAGGCTACTAGTAATGTCTGCCCCAAAAGAAACGCTATCTGTATCAGCATCCCCAAAAGTAAGGTTACCATTTATTGTAGCATTACCTGTAACCGTAAGGTTGCCTCCTATAGCAACGTCAGCTACTGTTGTTACATTACCAGTAAAAGTAGAAGTTTCATCTACAGTAAGTATATCTGTACGTAGTGTACCATCAAAGAAGCCGTCCTTCCACTCAATACTAGAAGTACCAAAGTCATAGGTATTAGTTACTTTAGGACGTACAACACTGGAAGTAACTACAAAGTCCTGCGCTGGTCCTAGGTTTGAAATAGGTGGACCGTTACCTGTTGTACCATCGTGTGCGTGTCCTGAAGATGCATTAAATGCTGCCTCAATAGCGTTGTATTCAGAGTTAAAATCTGCAGCATCAATAACTGCACCTGTAACTATATTAGCTGTCGCTTGACGTGTGTATCCTGCCATGATTATTGCCTATCGTTTTGCCTATATTGTAATACTGCTGAGTCTAAGGTGAAGGGTGGGTTAGTGCTGTCACTTGTTACTCTCATTGCCACTGTATGAAAAGAGCCTATCAAGTTTTCGTTATATACTCTCTTTAATTTACTACCATATTTTATCGTATCAACCGTACCACCATTAATATTTAAGTCAGGATTAGGCTGACCCGAAACTAGTCGATCTTGAAAAACAGCATTAGGTTGCCCAAAGATAAATACACCAGTACCTCCTGTTAATGATCCTATATCTATCTCTTCTGGCTGAACTATTCTTGTGTCATCACCTGAATCAAAATCAAATAACAGTCTAAATTTTAAATCCATCTGACCTGTAGGATCTGTGTATAATGTTAGTTTGTACGCTGTCTTACGTACCTCTGGGTCTGTTATAGCCATGAAGGGAGTTTCCATAATTGTTTCTATGTTACTGCCATCAAAGCCGTTTGTTTGTTCCATTTCATATAAGAAGCCATCATCGTTAGCAAACATTATAGCTTCTGTTGTACCTGAATATATACTATCTGCTACAAATGCTTTTATTCCTTTAGTAGTAGACCATTCAACACCTGAACCACCCTGAGATATAAATTTAGTAGCAACTAAACCTTCTGATGTATCTGTCTGCTGAGATACTACAAAGGCAAAAATTCTATACTGGGCTTTCTCCCTTATTATAACAGAACAGTAATCAGTTGTCGATCTTAAAAATTCATCTGCGTCTTTAAATATTTTATCTGAAGTAACTTCTAATGCAAAATCACCAATACGATCAGTAGCACTTAATAGTCTTAAACCGTCTGGTGCTAAATACATTATGTCACCACCAAACTCTTGAATACTATCTGCACTAATACAACCTATCTTATCAGTAACAGGTTTTATTTCGAAAAAAGGACTAGCACCAAGCCTGACTAATGATTGTATTGTGTCTGAAGTAAATACAATTAATTTTTCACGAAATACTGATAGACCAGTTACAGTGTTGCCAACATTTGAAACAAGATTAGTAACTCCCCCACCAGACACATTAGCTATAGTAAATTGACCCGATACATAAATTTTACTACCTTTTGAGTATACTATACTGTTGTCAAATACAGTAACTAACTCTGCACCCTGTAAGTCTGTAGATATTCCTGTGGTAGATGAAGTTAAAAAAGATACAGTGTTACCAGAACTATTATATACTGCTGGGTAATTTGCTCCATCTACAAATACTGTTTTGTCATCTCCATCAAAATTAAAAGTAACATGTCTTGCTTTTCCTCCTCCTGTTAAAGGAGAGGTAGCCATATGTGTCCAAGTAGTACCTGTACTTAAAAAGTAACCCGTCTTGTTTACGTCTGATGTTTGAAGACCTGGCTTTTGAAAGGTAAGAGTTACATCATCAGACAAGGATTGAGTAGAAGATAATACGATATTATTTTGATCAGTTACAGTAGAAACAGTTACCGTACCAGAAATTCCTGTACCTGTGACTACCATACCTACAGCTATAGTTCCTACATTTCCATCTAAAACTACACCAGTAGATGAAGACGTAGCACCATTTACAACAGCCGTTGCTTGATATGCTGTAACAGCAGCAGCATCAATCTTACGTGCAGCTACAGCACGTCCACTAGATACAACTTTTACACCTAATACATTTCCTGTACCTGGTATTTCAGTAGAGCTAAACTTCTGATAACCTCTTATCTTTGTATAGCCTCCCTGTCTGTCAGGCTCCATGTTTTGCAGAATAGTAGTAGAACCAATAGCATTAATACCCTGTTGCAAGGGAGATTGATTAGAGATCAAACCACCTTTGAACTCAACAGGAAAGGTAGACCATTGTGTAGCCATTAAAAGTGTACTCTCGTATCTCTTAGATAATCTGTTCTGTTAATGTTTATACTTCTAAGATGTTTTATGCCTTGTTGAAACTTTTGTAACGCAGCATTAGAACTAGCAGTATCTCCTCTAAACTGGTAAGCGTAATGCATTGCACCATCTACAATAGTAAATCTATACTGTTCTGGTATGGATGGAACATCTGTAGCAGACACAAGATCGTAGCCTATTCTGTAGTATTCATAAACCATTTCATATGCTTGATCTGGCATTGGGTAGCATATTAGTTCCCTGCTAGGTGTTCTTATTATGTGCGTAGGGCATCCTTTTGTTTCAGTATTGTACTCAGCATCAGCATACTTTTCTAAATATTCTTCGTACACCATATTCTTTAGTTTCACAGTACCTATATTAAAAGCAGAACTTCTCTTTATCCTAAAACTATTCATGTTAACAGTTTTTGCATCATTAGGAAAACTATATCTAGGCTCACTCGCAGTCAATACTTCTTCAGATTCTACATGATTCCAAGGCCATTCATACTCTTCTTGTTGAATATGTCTAATCGAAGAGTTAACTGCTTCTTTAGCAAAACCAAAAAAACCTGTAGCATTCGAAAAGTTATCTGTAGTTAACTGTACTTCATTAAGTCTGCTGTTGACATCATTAACTAATCCTATAAAATCATATGCCATATTACTTCTCTTTTATCTTTAGAAAAATGGAACGCTCAAAAACAAGTCCATCTCCTGTGGTTATCTGACAGGTAACTTTATATTGTTTGTTGTTTGTACCTAGAGCAAAACGTGCAGTGGCTACTTTACCTGATATAGTTGACTGTACAAATTGCAGCCCGTCTACCACTTCCGCATTAGATACTTGCTCTTTAGCTCCAGCAGCATCTTGGATAAACCAATTACTAGCAGATAAAGTGTCATTGGGTATAAAACGTGACCAATCGACACTATAGTCTATAGTTTCGTCAGGATCTTTATCAGGCCATTTGTAAGACATTTTTTGTCCTTATTGTGTTATCAATACAGTGTTAGGTATATCTTTATGTTTATCTATTACTAGTGTAAAATTTTCAGGGTGTACATGAACTACTTTATTATTTGTACCCTTGTATGCATCTAGTATTAATGTAAAGTTTTCAGGATTTATATGAGCTACTTTACTTAGACCATAACCACCTTCAGCTAGTACATATACAGTTCTTGTTCTGTTGTAATCATCTGCATGTGCATCATAATTAAATAGATTATCATTAGGAACAGGTAGGTTTGTTTGGAATATACCCGAAACAGTGTCGAGTGTTACTTCAGCATCAGCCTCTATAAAAGTTGATATATCAACTATAGTTAATGTAGAATTAACACTTGTTGTAGTTATATCTGCTTCTGCATTAAAGTCAAGTGTAGATGCAACTAAATCTGCAGATATTCCAGTTATAGTTTTTAGAGCATCTGCAGTAAAATTTAAAGAATTTACAGAACTAGCAGAGGAAGTACCAGTAATAGCTCTTGAGGCTTCTGCAATAAAAGATAAAGAACTAGCACTAGATGTAGCAAGTAAGTTAGAAATCTCAATACTTGCGGCTACTTTTATTTCAAGAGTCCCCAAAGAAGAGGACATTGAAGCACTTAATGTGGTTGCTAGGGCTGCATCTGCGCTAAAAGTTAAATTACCTATTGAACTATTTAAAGAACCAAGGGAAAGTATAACAGCAGAATTTACATTACTTCCTGTAGTATTGGAAAAGGGTGCTGTAGATAATGCACCAAAGCCTAGCATTTTTTAATACGCCTTTAACATTTTATTTAATTTTAAGCATCATCAACAATTTGCAAAACTCCCAGTGTCAATTTATTTTCAACACCAAGTGCAACTTCACTAACACGGACCTCAGTAGCTTCTGCGTCATATGCATCATTATTAAATACTGCATTAACTGTTCGTGTTTGTGTTATTTCTCCTTTAGTAAAAGTTACTTCTACTGTCGTTTCGTTTTCACTTGGAGGATTATAAGACCACTTTGTTTCTAACATTTTATTCCTTTAAATTATTTATTTTCATTATATACTGCTTCACTAACTTCCTCATAATCCAAAACAGGCTTATTATGAGCGTCCATAGCCACTGGCAACAAATCTGCTGGATCTTCCGCTTGTAAATAAACAATACTATTTTCTGAAGTTTCAATGTCTAATAATGTTGCTTTATAATACTTCATTTTGCTTCTAACTTTTCTTTCAATTCATCAATTTGTTTTTGTTGTTCTTTAATGGCTTCTACTAAAAGCGGTACTAATTTTTCATATTTTACAGTTAAAAAGTTTTTACCTGATTTAGACTTAAATACACCATCTGCTAAATCTACTTCGTGATCAAAAGGTGCAGGGGCAACCGCCTGTGGACAAACAGCTTCAACTTCTTGGGCAATTAATCCAACGTCATTCTTTGCCATATCTGGTGTAAAACCAAGGTCTTCAATTTCTTCAATCCAATCAAAACTGCAACCGTTTAATTTAGATATTTTTTCTATTGGTGTGCTGATTGGTTTAAAGTTTTCTTTTAACCTTTTGTCAGATGAATAAGCTGTAATGTTACCACCTGCTGAAAAGCTATTAATAGCATGGACATTTGAGTTTCCGTTTCCAACATCTAAAACTCTTGTGCTTGTACGGCTAGGGTGATCTGCATAAAATCTAACGCCTCCATAGCCAGTATATCCACCCATTCTCATACCAGTGTGATAGCCTACTATTAAATCTGGATAAGGATGTGACCAACCGCCATTAATTTGATAACCAAAGCCGTAAGATATTGTTCCAGAGTTTTGATTTTGACTAGATGTACTTGTGGTGTAATAGCCTCTATTAACAATATTCATATTATTTGTTTGGTGATTACCAAGAAAATTGGCTTTGTGCGTACCGTCAACTGTATCAGCATCTAAACCAGATCCAGAACCGTCATTTCCTCCGTGCCATATTGTATGACCAAGCGCACGAAGGTCAGTCTTATTAAAATAAAAGTTGCTTCGATCTGTATAAATGTGTGCATGACCTGTGTTAGCTGGGCCAAATTCTATGTAACCATGAGGAGTTCGATGCCTAAATCCCCAAGATCCATCCTGAAAATAATTTCCAGTTTTGTTGGCTAGGGCAATAACATTTTTTACCATCAAATTACCGTTAGTGGTCAGAGACATTGCAGCATCACTTTTTGCATCATCGCTGTCTCTCCAAACAAAACCACGATCAGTTTGATTATTCATGGTGAACGTCATTGCATAGTCATTCAACCATCCATAAGTCATGGCATTGTTCATACCGATTGTATAAGTAGCTCCATTCCAAACTCTTAATTTGTCATAATTTGCAACACCTACTCCATCAATATAACCAATGTTGTATCTTGTACTTGTTGAAAAAAGATCAGGAAAAGTTCCTGCGTTTAAATTTGATGCATTTCGATAATAAGAACCGTGCTGCCCATCTAATGTATCAGCATCGAGGCCAGAACCAGAGCCGTCATTGCCAGAAGTCCAAGCATAAGAGCCTATATTACCAGAAGATAAAAGAAGTCCAGTTTGCGCTCTTGTAGTCCAAGCATTTGCATAAAGCTGCCCATCATATTCATACAATGTGGTTGCACTGTATCCACCTCTGTGAAAGCTAATTGCAGGAACATGATTGCTTGAGGTTTGCAACTCAATGTTAGCTTGCGAATAGCTTGGCGCTGAACTACCAGTTGCACCTCCGTTGCGTGTGACATTTAACTCGCCTGTCATTGTGTCTGATTGGTCAGACCTAAGAAATTGAGTGCTATCTACACCATCAACAGTATCTGCGTCTAAGCCAGAACCAGAACCGTCATTCCCTGCGTGCCAA